CTAACCCTCTGCCTTCTTGGGCTTTTCTGGCATCACATCTTCGATTGTGCCGTATGCGTGACGCAGAGCGTCGCGAAGGTCATCTCGTGACGTGTGGGCGTAGCGCATGGTCGAGGATATGACCTCGTGCCCAAGCAGCTTCTTCACGGCCGCCAGATTGCCGCCTGTCTTGCGAAGAAGCGTCGTGCCGGCGTGGTGGCGGTCGTCGTGGACGGCCCTGGCCTGAACGCCTGAGCGACGGTTGGCGGCGCTTGCTGCCGACTGATATGCGCGCCAGTGAATGGCGGTCAGAGAGCCGTCCTTCATTTCCCTGAACCACACTGTGTCGAGATCGGCCGCGACTGCCCGACCGATTCGCGCCCGCATCTCGGCGGCGTCCTCTTCCAGCAGCGTCACGACATGAGGGCCGTTCTTCCGAACCGCGGTATAGATGTCCATCGTCTTGCCGTCGTCGTGAACGGCCGAGAGCGGGAAGAAGGCCTCACGCAGCCGGACCCCATATCGCTGGATGAAGCGCTGAATCGGCTGATGCCAATGGGGCAGCTGATCGGAACGGGCCTTGAGCTCTTCCTCCGTAAACCAGCGGACGACCTCACGCGGCTCTTCCAGGCGCAACTCTGACCAGTCGATCTCGCGCATCTCCACTTCAAGGTTCTTGCGCGCATACCGGATGATCGGCCGAAGGGTGGTGTCGATGATGTCGCGGTTCACCGTCGCGGCGCTTGGCAGCTTGTCGATCGCCTTTCGGTTCTTGCCTCGGCGGATGGCTTCGACGCGGCGCGAGTTCACCGCCTGGGTGACCTTCAGCGGGCCGATGTCGGTCAGCTTTGTTCGAGGCCCCAGATGCCGAAGCATGATCTCGACGCGATGCGCGGTCGTCTTGGCGCTCTTGCGGCCGGCGACCTTGGCGGCGAACCAGAGATCCGCCGCCGCTTCTAGGGTGATGTCCTGGTGTAGACCTCCCATGAGCGCCTTCCGGAACTCACGGTTTTCGATCTTTGCGGCGTCTTCCTTGAGGCGCGCGCCGGTCGAACCGCGGTATCGTTCACCGTTGACGGTGAAGTCGTACCACCAGATGTCGCCGCGTTTATAGACCGGCACGTCAGGGCCTCCAGATAGGCATTCAGGTCGTCGCGCCTCACGCGCCACTGGCGCCCGATCTTGCCGGCGCGCAGGGAACCATCAGCGATGATGGCGCGCAAGGTGTGCTCTCCTACCTGGAGCTCACGACAGGTTTGGTCGAAGGTCAGAACGAAGTTGTCGTTTGCGGCGCTCATCCCTCCCCCTTCCCCGCCCGAAGCCTGACGATCTCGGCCATGGCGAAGCGCATGACGGCAGCCTCATTGCCAGCGCCCCAGCCCGCGATCTCGGTTCCGGCTTCGGCCATCTTCGAAAGGATATTGTCGCGCGTCAGACCTAGACGGTCGAACCGCTGCTGGTCGTGCGCCACATCCCAGGCCGATCGGGTGGGGTCCAATACGGTCACGTCGTTCATTGCCCCTCCCCCTTCCCATTGCGGGCGAGGAAGGCGCGGTAAATCTCGGCGTCCTCACGGTTCTCTCTGGCGAGGCCTTTGTAGTCGTCTCGAATGGCCAAGGCCTGACGGTGTTTTCTCATCAAGGGGTGGATTTCAGGCTTGTCGCGGACCGCGTCGTAGGCCTCGAATGTGCGCTGCGTGACGCCATCCATGAATGCCGCGATCTCCTCATAAAGATCGGCGCAAACATCCAGCACCACAGCACGGTCATCCGCCAGCTTTTCCAGCGCGTCTAGGTCGATGACCTTTTTGGTGGCCTCACCGATATGGTCGGTCATGCGTCACCTGTCGGGGCGGCGGGAAGCGGCATCCAGTGGGTGGGCCAAGAGCCCTGCGTGAAGCCCTGCTCGTCAATCCACGAGTCCAGCATCCAACGCACGAGCGAGACGCCACAGTCAGGCGCACCTACCATGATCAGCGTCCCATCCTTCGGCGCGGTGCTGATGTCCTGCCACCCTCCCCCCGGCAGCGGCGATGCGGGGGCGGCTGCTAGCATGGCTTGCCAGATGTTGATGATCGTGGCTCGCTCGTCCTCGTTCGTCCAGTCAACGCGATTGGCTGCGTCCATCATTCCGCGCGTCGGCTCCACAGGCACCAGGCGCAGCGCATCGGTGGGGGTCTGGGTCATTGGGGCATGTCCTTGGTGGCCCAGCGCGGGCATTTGTGGTCGGGCTTGACGATGGTGTACCCGTAGAAATCGCTGTCCAGATCGCACGTCATGCGATTGTCGGTCGGGTATCGACCGTGGTGCGCGCAGGTTGCGCATGACGCCAATGCCGGAAGCGCCGCCAAACCATCCTCATAGGTGGCTCTATTCCGCAACGTCGCGCGCATCCGACTACGACGCTTGCCGGTCATTTGCTCCATGCGCGCCCAATCGGCCGGGAACATCGCGGCGGCCCGCTCATTGCGATCCACACTCACGGCTGTTTCTCCTGCTGTAGGGCGGCGCGGTTCATGTCGGCATAGGCGACGGCGACGGCGCGCTTCAGGTGGGCGAGATTGACGCCTTCGCGCTTTCGTTCCGCTTCCAGCGTCTCCAACGCCTTCGCCAGCCTATCCGCTCGGGCTTCGGCTGCGGTGGCGCGGTCGTAATGCTGATCGACAAGGCGCTTGAGCGATTCAATCGTTTCTTCCTGCTCGTCTATCGCGGCTTGAGCGGATGCGGCGGTGACGGCGTTCTGATAGCCACCAAGCGCCCGAGCATATCGCTTGCCCTTCTTCGTCAGGCTGGCGTCATATCGGCCGGGCTTGGGCTTCGTGATCAGGCCGTGCTTCATGAGGATGCACAGCTGCGTGTGGCCCGAGCAGTAGCCGAAGGCGTATTTCAGGACGCCCTCATTGACCACATCGCGCGGCGTCATGTCCGACCCGAAGTTGGCGTGACCGTGAACGCGGAGGATTTCATCATCGCTGATGATCTCCGACAGCCCCGACGTGTTCGCGTTAGAGGGGGCGGTCATTGGGCTGGCTCTTTCGTGACCGGTCGCCAAGCGACACCATCATGTTCGACAAGCCCGCGTCTTTTCAGACGTCGCAAAATCTTTGAAACGTAGGGTCGCGGCATACGGTGCTGCGTCGCGATCCAATAAGACGTGCATCCCGTCTGCCCGACTTCATCAAGAACGATTTGATCATCTAGGACCATCACTCTCCCCCTTCCTTCGCGGCGGTCGATTTCAGGGCGTCAGCAAACCGCACATTGCCGCTGTGCTGGCTTTCGGTTCCGTTCGACCAGCCCTCGTGCGCGACCCACGCGGGCCGCAAGAGCCTAGGACCGGGCTCGCTGTCCACGTCAGTGTAGGCCCCCAGCTTCGCCAGCTCGATTGCTTCTTCGGCAGTATCGGCCTCGACGCGCATCATGATCGTGGTGCGTTCGTAGCCGGTGACAGTCCATGTCCTAGCCATCTACTTCCCCTCCGATTTCAGGGCGGCTCGGATAAACTCGACGTCGCTCTGATCTGTGCCGGGCAGGGATCGGATTTTCAGGTCCGCCTGAACCAAAGCCTCATAATATCGGTCTGCCCGCACCCTGTCTTCATCGGCGGCGATTTCTGCGTGAGCGTCATCCCGCTCTTCTTCAGCAGCTTGGCGTTTGACGATCTCCTCCGCAAACTGCTCGCGCAGGGCATTCGTGTCATCATCGGCGGCGGGCGGGGATGTGGATGTGCTCACGTGGTAGGTCGCAATCTCCTGACCGAGCGGCATGGATGGCGCGGATTTGTAGATGCGCTCGTGCTTCTCGCGCGCTTCACGCCACGCCTTTCGGGCGCGCCTGGAGCCGATCGCGTGGTCGTGCGCCGACAGATATTCGGACGCTGATGACGCCCAGAGGTCGTTGTTCCAAGTCAACCCCAGGACCGTGGCCCTGAAGCCGGGCGTCCAGCAATTGAGCAGCATCACCTCGCGCAGGAAGCCGATCAGGTGTTCATCCTTCAGCCAGCCACCCTTCTTTTCTGGCGCCATGCCGGGCCGGTTGAAAACGACGAACCGTTTCGTGACGCAGCCTGTGTCGTCGGTCTTTAGAGGCTCATTGTCCCGCTGCGCCGCCGCCCCTTCGTCCTGGGCCTCGGCTCGGGCGGGGGTGGTGTCCTCATATTCCTCAAATGCGGCCTCAACCTCAAACTCAGCCGCTTCCAAAGCGCGAACGATGGCCGGTAGTGCGTTGATACAGTCGGTTATCGTGTTTCCTGACCCGCCCTCTTTCTTGGCAGTCTGAACGGCTTGGATGTGGGTCTTCAGGTCAGAGATGGAACGACGCAGCGGTTCCAGTGCGTCGGCATGACCCCCCTGCTGGGCTCCCAAGGCGAGGGGGCGGGCGGATAGGAGGGCGAGGATGGCGTCGGCAATGTCATCGATCCGGTCTGATACCGGGTCGAAATCATCCTCGCCCATCGTGCCGTAAGACCACGCTGACCAAACACGCTTGCAGTCGTAGGTATCGCCAAGCTCTTGGTGCAGATAGTCGATCAGTTGATCTCGCGCCTCTCGGTCTGCCCCCTCACGCTCAGTAAGACACGATGCGACGGCATCGGCCGCAGACGGACCAAGGCCGCAAAAGGTGCAAGAGGCATCGCGGTCAGCTTTGAACGCGCCACACGCCTTGCACTCCCGCGTCTCTCCGCTCGGTTGGGGGCGGAGGGCGGCTTCAAGACGGGGACGCATTTTCTGCGACCAGACCTCGGCAGGCGACGCAGCTTGCGCGCCGATACCCAGCATGTCGGCGATCTCATAGAAGGCCGTCACATAGCCGCCCCGCTCCGACCCGCTCGCTTCGACCGGAGCGGTGTAGCTGGATGGGTGGCCAGTGCGCTCGTCAATCGGATCGACGGATTCATTAGGCCAATCAATCGCGTTCTCTGGCGCGCATGGCTCATCAGGGTTCTCGACCGGAGCGGTGGGGGCGAGGCGGAAGCAGGTCTTGGCCCACGTTCCTTCGTTACCGTCCTTGGTCAGGACGCCCGCAAGACAGTTGTTCACGCCGAACTCTTCGACGATGACCACTTCTTGCCCTTCCCTGACCCATACAGGGCCGTCAGGAAGCTTTCTTAGATCAGCAATCGCAACAACGCGATCTCCGACGCTCAGCGGGCCGGGTGTGGGGGCTTGGGTCGCGGTCATACGCGTGGATCCTGTGGCTGGCTGTTTGCGGGGCTGTCTTCTCCGGTGGGGCGGATGGCTTTGCGTAAGATTGCCGCCATGGCTTCGCGCGCGGCGTCCCTGGCCTGTCCTACGAAATCGTAGATGTCCCGGAAGCCGAACCGGCGCCGTGACCGCTGGAGCGTGTAGCCGTGCGCGGCGAGCACCCAGAGGAAGATGTCCACGGTGTAGACGTGATAATCGGACCACGACGCGCTCAGCGAGCGGTGAGAGCCGTTCTTGGCGTTGGCGCGGTCAACCACGTCCTGCAGGGCTTTGAACAAGTCCTTCTGGTCGTGGAAGTCGCGCATAAACTCGGGCAGGTATTGCCCTTCCCTGCGCCAGCGGTCGAAATCGGCCTGCGTATGTCCCTGCTTCTCCCCCATCAGACGCGGGCCTCCGATTGGGCGCGGAGCAATGCCTTGCCGATGCTGGACTGATTGACCTGAAAAAGCGCTGCGAGTTGTGAGTAGCTTCGACCCTCAGCCCGTAGTTGAAGCAATCGCGCCAGGTCGATTTTCTGGGGAGCGCCGGTTGCCCGGCCCTTACTGACCGCATCGCGACGGTTATCGGTGTTGGTGCCCCAAAATAAGTGAGCGGGGTTGCAACACGGCGGATTGTCGCAATGGTGACAGGCCAGAACTGATTTGTCGGGAAGCGAATTAAAGCCACCCGCCAATGCGAGGCGATGCGCGCCAAAGGCCTTGCCTCTATGCATGACAAAGCCATAACCGCGTCGCTTTGTAGCGCCGGTCCAGGGCCAGCATGCGTCAGGGCCACCAGACCGATCTACTCGCCCCCAAAACTTGGCCATTGGGTCGGCGTAGTATTTGGCCCATCGGGCCTTTGTTGCTGCTTCAGTTGTCATGTTGATGCGCTCTCAAAATCGCAGCACAGAGGGCTAGGGCTGGGGTGTTGCCTTCAGTGGTGTCTCCCTCGCCGTAAGCGCTGAACTCGTGCAACCACACTGTTGCTCGACCATCTTTGTGGCGCTCCACCATCCAGACCCACCCCGGCAGCATACGCTCAGCCAGCGCCAGAGCAGCGTCTAGGCTGGTGGTGACTTGTGAAGGACCGTTGCCGTAGATGCGTTCGTTGTGGCCCGGCCGGGCATACCAGCCGTTGCCAAAGTCCATGTGATAGCCGTGTCCTGTGGCCTTCAGGACATCTCCGTCCAACTCCCTGCTCCCGACCTCAGCCCCTTCCAGCTTCTCGATCAGCGATGTGATGGTCTCAGACATGGGTGGCCTCGCTGGATTGGGCGACCTTGCGAAGAGCGGCGACAACCTCATCCTGAGTCCGCTCGGGCGCGTCGTTGAACTTCCCGAAAGAGGGGAAACCGCGACCGTGAGCGAACTGATGCAGAGCCTTGCAGGCGAGGTTCTCGGCTCGATCTGACTTGATGGCCTTGGCGGCTCGCATAACGGCACCAATGCCGCACCAGCAGCGAGCAGCCCGCGCGTCTGCCTCGACGATGCGACCGGTCTTGTCTCGGGCCACATATCCCTGCGTCCACGCGCCCGGCTTAGCCACCAAATCGGCGGCGGCGTTAAGAAGCGATGTGATGGTCTGGTCAGACATCAGGCGGCGTCTCCAAAAAGTTGAGGCGCGGCATCGGTCGAGAAGAGCGGAGTGTCCGCGCCTTCGACGTGCTTCAGGCGCCGGTGAATGTCCTCGACATATTGGGCCTCGCGCTCGATCAGGACGCAGTCGAAGCCCTCGCGCAGGCAGGCCATGCCCGTGGAGCCAGACCCGGCGAACGGATCCAGCACCGTGCCGCCTGGGGGTGTCACCAGCCGGCAGAGGTAGGCCATCAGGTCGATGGGTTTGACGGTCGGGTGTTTCGAGCCGCAGCGGTCGGCGGCGTCGGCTTTGGAGCTGTAGAAAAAGCGGGCCGCTGAACCTGCGTCGGCATATTCAGTGCCGGTTCTAGTCATCCCACAACCGTCCCCGGATGCCGCTCCTCGGGGCTTTCCGATGGAGCTGGGCGCCGTCGGAGGGAAGGCCGCCTGCACTTCTTCGCTACCATCGGTGATGACGTTGGCGGGCCAACGGCCTTTGTCGGTCGGAACGGGCTTTCCACTTGTGCCAGTGCGATACTGGTCCCTGTCGCGGTCCCCCGCGCCGCGCCACGCCTTGGTGGTGTTGTCGGTCGCGTCTACGCGGCATCCGTCGATGTTCAGCGCCCCCGTGCTGTGGACGAGGACATTCGCGGCGACGGTTCCAGACAACGGCTTCCGCGCGAGGACGATGGGTTCGCACGCGGGCTTGAGTGCGGTTCCCCACCCTTCCCAAGCCGCCGAAGCCGCCGAAGCCGCCGAAGTGACGTTGCGTTCGAAAGCCGGACGGTCAATGCCATGCGCGACATCAAGCAGCGCACCGCCTCGCATGTCGTTGGCGATGGTCTCAGTTCCCACGACAGGCCGCTCGTCGCCGTTGTGGCGATCGATCGCCTTGCCCACGTTGTGCGACTTCGGGAAGCCGGAGCCGTAGAGCCAGGACACCATGTCTCGGATCTCGAAACCGGCATCCTCGACGGCGCAGGCGAGCCGGTGATAGGTGCGCGTTCCTGAGAAGGCGAGCAGATGACCGCCCGGCTTGAGGACGCGCAGAACCTCGGCCCAGAAGGCAGGGTCAAAGGCCGTCTCGCCCGTGTCCCACTTTTGGCCCATGAAGCCAGCCGAAGCGCGGGCATAGGCGCCGGTCTTACCCGGCTTTGCAGCCGCCGCGTTCTCAGCCCCGAATCGCTTGCCGATGCTCACCAGAGCATACGGAGGATCGCAGACGACGCTGTCGATCGACGCGTCCGCAAAGCCCTTCAGCACCTCACGGCTGTCGCCATGGTGAACCGTCACGCCCATCCTCTAGCCCTCCCTGTTGGAGGAAGAGGCGGCTTGCCGGTTCCTCATGGATTTCTTGGTTTCGATCTTGCGGCCCTTCGGCCATCCGCCGGCGCGTGTTGGGATGGTTCCAGCGCCGCGCTTCAGGCGGCGGGCGTATTGGCCCGTCTCGCCGCCCTGGGCCTTCGCCTTGGCGATCACGGCGAGGTCGGCGCGGGTCTTCTCCATGGCGCAGGGCCAGCGGTAGAAGCGGCGGTTCTCCAGCGCGTCGCGCTCGCCTTCATGACCAGCTGCCGCCTGCTTGCGGGGGATGACGTGCTCGTCGACGATCCGCTCGTTGACGGGATCGAGTTCGACGCCGCAGCCGCATCCGCAAAGGATCGGGCCGGTAGCCTGCCGCTGAAGGATCTGGACGGTCTGGGTTCGGGTCAGACGGGTGCGCTCGGTCATGCCGCCTCCGCATGGTTCTGCAGCTCGGCCGTCGTCACGCCGATCATCTTCGCCAGAGCGGTGAACACGGCGTCCTTGCTGGCCTGAAACTCTTCCTTGCCCATCGCCCTGACCGATTGGCTCTTGGGCTTGAACACCCGCACCACGGTCTCGCTGATGACGACCAGGGCGTATTCGCTGGCCTCGGCGCGGAGGTTCGCGGCCCAGCGGACAGCCTCGGCGCGGGTGGAGCAGACGTAATCCGCGATCGTGCAGTAGCCCGCCTCGATCAGGGCGCGGGCGCGCAGGTGCTCTGCGCTAGGGTAATGCGCCGCCAGCTGCTCGGGCAGGTTGGCCCACACCTCGTTTATGGCGGCGAAGAAGTGGCGGTGCGATGCGCCTGAGCGCTCCTCGACGGGCGCCAGCCGGTAGCGCTCACCAATGGTGAACAGCTGATCGGCCTGGCGCTGGAAGCCGGGCAGGACGCGCATGGCCTCGCCGTCCCATTCGAATGGAAGCGGGGCGCTCACGCCGGCACCCGATCAAGCTCGACGCGCTTGCGCTCGATCAGCTTCTTCAGCTCCAGAGCGTCGCCGCCGGCCCGCGCCCAGAACTCTTGCAGCGGTGCCCGGTTGGCGCTCTCGAACCAATCGAGCAGTTGCAGGCTCTCGATCTCGCTGACCCGCTCAGCCAGCCGGTCGAAAACCTGACCGAGCACGACGTTTTCGAGGGGCGCATTCGGGAAGAGCTGGAACAGGATGGCGTTGGCGCCGCCGATGCGGGCTAGCCGGTCGTCGCGATCCTGCGTGGCAACTGCCTCGGACGGCAGCACGTCAGACGCCCGTGCCTGATCCAGCTCCGCGCCCTCATACAGGCCGCTCATGTCCTCGGGGAACGCCTTGCGCAGGGCCTGGGCCTCCGCGCACTTCGCCAGCATCACGCGGGGCATCCGCCCCCAGTTGCCGCCAGTGTCGAGCGTCTTCTTGCCGGTCGGCTTGCGGCGGCCGGTCGCCGGGTCTTCACCCCACTCGTCGGAGATCGGCGCGAACTCGTCCCAATAGGCGACGCCGGTCACCGGCTTGTCGTCGATATAGACCTTCACGACGGCTTTGATCAGGCCGAGCGGGTTTGTCGGCGACTTCTCGGCCGGGTCATAGGACAGGCCAGGTTCGTTCTCGTCGGGGCGATAGCGGCCTGACCGGGCCGCGATGACACGCAGCCCGTCGATCGTGGTGATGATCGACATGCGGCGCTTGTCGGGCTTGTTCTTGTTGAAGACGAGCGGGCTGATCTGCTTGCGAAACGGATCCAGCCCGGCCGAGCGCGCGGCGGCCATGAACAGGTCGAACTCAGCGTCGTTGCAGTCGTTGGCGATGGTGCGGCGGATCAGCGTGATCTGCTGAGCAGACAGAGATGAGGTCGGCAGAATGGCGACGTTGGTCATTTGACCCTCACGGTTAGGGATGGGGCGGCGTTGGACAGGGCGGCGCCGGTGACAGCCTCGCCTTCCTTCAGCGCGGCGCTCAGAGCTTTGCGATCCAGCTTCGGATCGGCAGCGACCCAGAAGCGCGACGGAATGGCGGCCTCGTCGGACACGATCAGGGAAGCGGGCCGGTTGGTTAGGGAGAGCGTCGCGGCCGGACGCTCCAGCTTCTTGATCTCCGCGATGACCATGGCCTGTTCGATCAAGCCCCGGCGCATTCTGATGCGGTCCTCGACGCGCTTGGCGCGGGCCTCCAGATCAGCGACGACCTTCTCGGCGCCGGCGACGATCACGGCGTCCTGGGTGTTGGCTTCCAGAAGGGCGTCGATGCATTCGACCAGCGAGGTTTCGCCCTCGATCATGTCGAGCGCCAGGCCCTCGTCGTTCTCGATCAGCGCGGCGAGGCTTTCACGCAGAGCCTTGGCGGCCTGGGCCTCGCGGTCGATCTGGTGATAGGCGCGGCCTTCCCCCACGCCGTTGTTGGCGGTCGTGGGGGCCTTGGCTGCTGCGGAAAGGGTGTCGGTCACGGCAGGCGGCTCCACAGCATGGCCACCGCGGCGACGGGCGCCATGCAGGCCAGCAGAGCCGGAACCAGAGCTAGCAGCCGGAACGGCGTGGCGCGGGCGTCGAACGGCGCGGTGCGCGGGCCGCCCCAATGCCCGACCGGATCGGCGGACCCGACGACCGGCATAGAGCGGTCGCGGTTGTCGGTGGCGCGGGCGGCGGGAAACAGCGGATCGGCCGTGGTGATGCGGATGTCGGTCACGCTGCGGCTCCCATGCTCACCGGAACAGCCAGAGCCGAACCGGAAGGGTCTGTGTCAGGGGTGGCGAAGTCGTCGTTCGCGCTGATCGCGAGAGCGATGCAGGCGGTGAGCTGGGTCGCCATTTCGAGGTTGTGGGCGATCATCGCTTCGGCGAGGTCGGGACGCGTCGGCTTGATGCGACGCTCTAGGTCGGAGATGTCGTCCACGTAGAAGCGGCGCTGGGCCTCGGCCCGTTCGACAGTCCAGACCTTGCCGCCGACGGTGATGATCCGCCCTGCGATGTGGCGATAAGCGATCATGCCGCCCTCACGTAGAGAGCGACGACCTCGGCCTTGGGAAGCCGGCGGCCGGTCGTGCGGTCGAATGCGCCGAAAGCGCGGTCGATCTGGCTCATCGATGCGTCGAGAGCCGCTTGCTTGTCGGCGGTCAGGCCCGGAAGCTCGGCAATCTGGCGGCGGCATCCCGCGCGCTGCATCGACCAATGATCGTATGCGCCCTCGCGCCGGGCCAGGGCCTGCTCGTCCAGATCAGTGGCGAAGGGAAAGTCGTCGTTCGCGGTAGGAAGCGACATGTGTCTGTCTCCGTTGATGGAGACGATATTATCGGACCACCCGATACTGTCAATCGCTTATTCCGATATTTTTATCGGAGGCGCACCCTCGCGTTTCGGTGTATCGGCACTATTCAAGATTGTGGGGAAGCTATCTTGATCAGAATTCTCGCCGGCGCTGCTGCGCTCTTGTTCGCTACGACCGCTGCTGCGCAGGTCCACGTGCGAGGCTACACCCGTTCGGACGGCACTTATGTCGCGCCGCACACCAGGTCATCGCCGAACACGGGATCTAGCTACGGCTCGACCTATCGGGCGCCGTCGCCGCAGCCTCTCTACGGATCGTCGTCGTCCTCGTCCTCTTCGTCGAATGCCTGCACGGGTCTTTGCTACGGCGAGCCGAGCGCCGCGACGGGGCAACCACGCAACCAATCGGTTTCGGGCTATACGCGCCGCGATGGCACATATGTCGCGCCCTACACCCGGAGCCGAGGACGTTGAGGGCTGCATTGCTCATCGCAGCATCAGCCGCCGCGCTCTCTGGGTGCGGCGATAGCGACAAGGACCGTCTGGCGCGCGAGGCGTATGCCCGCGCCGATTCAGCCTATGCGATGGCCGATGAACAACGCGTCCGCGCCGACGATCTTGAAGAGCGCATCCAGGCACTAGAGGCCCGGTAGGATCACATGCGGCGGGTGACCCAGCGCACCCGACCGATCACCCGGACCCGCTCTTCATCGACCATATACTCGCCATGGAGCGGGTTGTCGGACTTTAGGCGCACCTGAGACGGTTCGCTGCCGGGCACGCGCTCCAGGCGTTTGCAGACCAGGGCGTCGCCGTCCCAGACGGCGAAGATGCCCGGCAGTCCGAGGCGCTGGTCGGAAAGGTCAATCAGGACGTAGTCGCCGCTCGATAGCGTCGGCTCCATAGAGTCACCGATAACCTCCTGAACGGTGGCCTGCGCCGGCGCCACGCCAAGACGATCGACCACGAGGAAGCGCGGCAAGGTCCAGTATCTACGGGTCGTTTCTCGATCCACTGCGAAGCCGCCTCCTGCGGACAGCCTCACGTCGTATTCGGGGACTGCGACAGAATCGGGCGCATCCGCGTTGGCGTCGATTTCGACCGGCTCGTCTGAGGTCTCCCCCTCCCCCGGCTCGAAATAGCTGCGGGGCTTGCCGAATATCTTAGCCAGAGCGTCGCGGTGAACGTGCCAGCTCTTCAGGCCGCCGTTCTCGAGGTCGCTGACCGTCGACTGACCTACGCCTAGCCTCTCTCCAAGCTGCGTCTGGGTCATCCCGATTTCCTTGCGGGACTTCTTTAGCTTGGCGGAAAGGGTCAGGGAATCGGCCATCCCCATTTTCTGCCCGATAGAATATCGATGTGCGTCCGATAAATCGGGTATTGCGATTATGGCACCATCCGATAATATCGGCGCATGTCCGATACGAATGTCATCGATCATCTTACGGCGCCCGACAAGTTCGGCAACCAAGCTCGGCTCGGCGAGGCGATAGGCCTCACCCAGTCCAGCGTCAGCGGACGCAGGAAGGCGAACAGCCTTTCGCACGACCACATGCGGCGCTTGCTCGCCGTGGGGCCGCAATACGGCGTGGTCATCACGCCAGCAGATTTCTTCCCGGAACTCTCAGACAACGACGCCGCCTCGCAGTCGAAGGCGGCCTGAACGTGAGGATTGGATCGTCAGCACCAGACGCAGAAAAGGCCGGTCCCTCAACCGGCCTGCTCCGCTCTGTCCCGATAGGACGCCGCCAGCTTTCTCAGAGCCCGCGCCGTCTTCTCATCCTGGTCGCGTGCCGACAGTTCGCATCTGTCCGCCGCCGCTCTGTACTCATCTGCCATCGTGACCCGTCTCCGTCGCTGGAAATCCACACGGATCACGTTCTGCATTCCATCTTCTCCGGCGTACTTGCCTGCACCCGAGATCAGCGCCCCGAGGTCATCCCCCTATGACCTGCGTGGAGCGCGATTTCGTGGACCAAGAAGCCCGACATTTCCCAACCGACCGGACTTTGGGCGAGGCCGTGCGCCAGCTCATCCGCCGCCGCTGGGCCAGCAACGCCGCCAAGCACCTTGAGCGCGAGTGGGACCTTGACCCCAAGACGGCGAAGAACGTCGTCCAGGCGGGCGCCGTCTCTGAGCGCACCCTGACCAAGGCCATTCGCGCGGAGGGCTGGGGCTTCCTTGCCGCCCTCGGCGAGGAGCTGACCGGCCATACCTACGACCAGCATCTCGAAAACAGAATAGAGGAGACGCGCCGTGTCAAAGAGCGCCTCAAGGCCCGCCGGGAGCGCATCCGGCAGTTGGAAGCGCGCGCCCTTCAACCGGATCACATGGGCGACGGGCTGGGCTCTCGCCTGGATCGGTGATCGCCTCCAGTCGGGCGGCATCTGGATCATGGACCTCGCCGACCGCCTGCTGAAGAGCGGGAGGGCCTGACCATGTGCGACTTCAAGGTCGGCGACCAAGTCGTCTGTGTTGATGCCTCTGCGAGCTATTACCACGGCTTCAACAGCCTTTTGTTGGGCGCCGTATATCGCGTCGCGGCGATCGATGGGCTGCCGCCAGAGGCCGATGGAACCATTGGGCTTCATCTTTCCGAGATTCCAACGCCGGCGCCGTCTCACATCGGGTGGGCATCTCGACGTTTTAAGAAAGTCCAGCGTCGCGACCTAAGCGCTTGGCTGGGAACCGCCGCCACCGACACCGATCACCTCGACAAGCCCATCAAGATGCCGGCGCGGCCCAAGGTCGATGCCCTGCTGAAGCGCGTCCAGTCGGGAGAGTTCGGATGATCCTCTCGCTCTTCACCCAATGGTCGAAGCGGGCGCGTCTGGCGAAAGCGCGTCGGGCCTACGCCCAGGCGCTCGCCGCGTACAAGGCCGCTGACGACCGGCAGGACACCCGCGCCATGGGGCAGGCCACGCGCCCGCTGCAATCGGCGCACCGTGAGTTGATGCAGGCCGAGCTTGCCGTCCTGCCACGCCCGGCGCCTATGACGCGGAGCGCCGCGCGATGAGCGTGTCCAGCACACCAAGACGGTCGAGTCCGCCTACATGGGCCGGGACGGCAAGCCCCGTTGCTTCGTGAAGGGCAACGCCCTGCCGCTCTACACCGAAGATCTGCTGAACGAGGGCGACGCCGTGATCGTGCGCGGAAACCGTGCGGAGAAGGCGCGATGACTCTGCCTACCAATCACGGCGCCCTCGCCGGAACCGGCGCTTTCGCCACCAGCCGGCGTGGCGGTGTCTCGATGACCGAAATCGATCAGATGCGTCAGCGCCTCGGATCACGCGCGACGCCGGCCCAGATCGCCAAGGCGCTCGGCCGTTGTGAAGCCGATGTGCGGGCCATCATGTTCCCGCCGCCGGTCGAAGCGCGCGTTCAACAGACTGGCATGGCGCCGGAAACCGCGCGCCCCTGGACTGACACCGACCTGAGCATCCTTCGCCTGATGTATTGCGAGGCCGGCGCTACGGCCGAAGCCTGCGCCCATGCGCTGAACCGATCCGCCGACGCCACCAAGACCCAGATCCAGAAACGGGGCCTGACGCGCGCGCCGAGGATCGCGGCATGACCAGCCCCTACCAGGTCAGCAAGGCTGCGCGGGGCTGGGCCCTGATGCTCGGTGGCAAGTCTCTGCATGAGGCGTCCGCTATTGTTGGCGAGACGCCGGGCATGCTCGACCGGATGATCTGGATGTGGCTCGGCACGAAGCCGGCCGCCCCGGCAGCGACCGCGCCGTGCTCTGCGTCCACCCGTTCCCTGATTGCCCGTATCGCCGAGCAGAACGGCTTCACCTTCGACGACATGATCGGGCCGGCGCGCGACCGCCGAACCAGCGTCGTCAGGCAAGCCGCCATGCATGCGGTGCGGACTGAGCGTTCGCACCTGTCTTACGACCGGATCGCGCTTATCTTCGGCGGCCGCGACCACACCACCATCATGCACGGCGTCCAAGCCCATGAGGCGCGCATGGCCTGGGTCGAGTTTCTACGCTGGGCCGCGTCGCCAGTGCAGCCCGATCTATTTGCGAGGGCTGCATGAGCGGCTCTCGTGCTCTCGGAACTAACCCCCGCGCCCTTGGGACAAACCCGCGTGCGGTGCGCGGCATCATGTCGAAGGCAAAGCGGATGGGCTGGAACCCTGCCGATCCCGCCGACAAGACCGGCCTGCCTCGATGGCTGCGGTTCGAAATCCTTAAACGGGACGGCTTTCGCTGCACCTATTGCGGGCGCAGCGCGAAGGACGGCGCCCGGCTGCAAGTCGATCACATCAAGCCCAAAGCGGCCGGGGGCAAGGACGACCCCAAAAACCTGACTACTGCCTGCGCTGACTGCAATCACGGTAAGGCGGCGAGGAAGCTCGGGGAGACCCTGCTTTGAGCACCCCCTTCATGCAGCTCTATGTTGCCGATTATCTGGGCGACACACGGCACCTGACCACAGAACAGCACGGCGCATACCTGCTGCTGCTTATGACCATGTGGCGCTCAGATGGCGTTCTGCCGAACGACGCCAAGAAGCTTGCCAGGATCGCCGGCTGCACGGCTTCTCGATGGGCTCGAATTGCTGATGACGTCCTGGCGTTCTTCGACGAAGACGGCGACCTGCTGACCAACAAGCGCCTCATGTTGGAACTCGAAAAGGCGCAAGAAAAGTCGATCAAACGCGCCGTTTCTGGTTCCAAGGGCGGACGGGCCAAGTCACTGAAAAACAACGCTTCAGCCGAAGCAAATGCCACTGCTTTGGCAAAGCATTCTTCAGAACCAGAACCAGATACAGAAGTAGCTAAAGCTCCTTCTGTGATTTCGGGCGTTCGCCGCGCCGACATAGCAGCTGGTTTTCTGGCGTTCTGGGCGGCCTACCCGAAGCGGAAGGCCAAGGACGCCGCCGCCAAGGCGTTCGCGAAGGCCATGGCCCGAATCCAAGACCCCGACCCGCTCGCCGTGATCCTCGCCGGCATCGAACGCGCCCTGCCCGGCTGGGACGATCCGCAGTTCATCCCCCACCCAGCGACTTGGCTGAACGCCGGAAGCTGGGACGACGAAGCTCCTCAACCCCGCCGCGCCGAGGCCCGAAATGTCCGCCCTGACCGTCACGCCGCCCAACACGACCACCTTTCAGCCGTCGCCCGAGCTATGGCGGCTGCTTGCGACAGGCCCGAAGGAGAACCTGTCCGAGATCGCCCAAGTCCCGGCCCTGAAAGCGGAGGCCGCTTCCTGCCAGCGGCAGCTTGAAATCCTCTGCGAACCAGCCGGCGCCCAGGTCGTGATCGGCGCGCTGGCTCCTCTGGTGATCGTGTTCGGCAAGGGCGCGGAGGCCGAAAGCCCGGCGTTCTGGAGGGTCTATACCGACGCCCTCGGCGATCTACCCCGGATCGCCCTCGATCGCGCCGTCAGCGAGTATCAGCGCACCGGCCGGTTCTTCCCCAAGCCCGCCGAGATCCGCGACTTGGCCCGGCCCCATGCGGAAGTTCTGCGCCAAGCCGCCTACCGCGCCAAGCAGGCGGCGGACCACCAGCCCGAGCAGCGCATGTCGGACGCCGATCGACTGCCGGCCGAGAAGGTTCAGGCCCTCATGGCCGACTTCGCCAAACGCATGGAGGGCAAGGACGTGCTGGAGCGCACCCGGGGCCGGAAGGTGCGCCCCGCTCCGTGCGCCCGCGTTGACGAAACCGGCATGAGCGCCGAGGCCCGCGCGCTGCTGGAACGCCAAGGCACGATCAAACCGAAACCCGCCCATCAGGACCAAGCCGCATGACGATCCGACAACAAGTCTTGCCCGCTCGATATTCGAGCGCGAGCAAACACTCAGACCTACCAGATGCATATGCCGACCCCATTGCCGAGCGAAGAGAGCGGCCTGAGATCATCGACGCCGAGTTCACGGAGGTGAATGATTTAGCACTCCCAGCGCCGGAGGAGTCGCAGCCATGAGCAAGCGCAACCGCAAACAGCCGGCCGTCCCCGCCGACATCACCGCCCGCCGCGCCGAGAAGCGGGAGCTGAAGGCCCGAGGACTGGAGGTCAACGTCGATCCGCGCGACGAGAAGATCGTCGGCATCTGGCGCCCGGATTGCTTCAACCTGCTGCTGAAGAACAGCCCGGCCGAGGCCGCCGCCGTTCAGTGGCTGGAGGAGCTGATCCGCACCGCATCGGGCGAGAACGGTCAGGAGCGCCGGCCCGACTTCATCCGCGCCACGTCCGAGGGCGCGCCGGGCCAGAACGTCAGCCAGTCCATGATCGACGCCGACGACATGCTGTCCGCCGTCACCGAGCACATGGCGCCCCGCGACGCCCGGATGCTGTTCGAACTGCTGAAGCCGGATGAGGCCCTGCTGACCCGCTGGCGTGAAGTCGTCCAGCGCTGCACCGGCGAGACGAACCCTCAGGCCCAGGGCGGCGCCGTGCGGGCGGCGTGCGCGCATCTGGCGCACCTGAAGGAGATCAGCAAACGGCTGTTGCGGGATCGGAAGAACCGGAGAGCGGAGGCGATGGCGGCATGACCAACCCGACCCTTGAACGCGCGGCTAGGGCTTTGGCTAAGATGGACGGATGGGATTGGGACGCCATGGGGAAGGCCTCAAATCCCATTTTACCGGAATTTCGGGACGACTACCTATTACAAGCCCGCGCCGTGCTGATGGCTGTGCGGGACGATCCGGGAGAGGATGCAGCCAAAGAAGGCGGAAGAATGAGATACCACGGAGCTGCAAACTACGGCGCTGATGAAATCTTCGCCGCCATGATCGACGCCATCCTGAACGATGGGGAGGGGGAGTGATGCTCATGCTGATGTCGTTTCGGAACGCGCTGTGGCTGCGGCGAATGCAGGAACAGACCCGGCGCCAAGAGGATTACCAACGGCTAAATCTGCTCGCAGACAAGATCGTTGCGCGTCTCAATGATCGGACTAAACCCCCATTGACCGATTAACCGAAGCAGTGCACTTTTCTGAAAGTCGCTTCGCGCGACCCGAGATTGGCCCCGGCTCCCAGACGAGTTCGGGGCCTTTTCAATTCCTCCGACACCCGCGCCGACTCCGACGTTGTCCAGCACCGGGACAAGGGACGTTCATCTCGACCGACCAGCGCTGACGATGGCGGGGGCCAGGCGTCCATAGCGTGCACACCCTGCGGCGCGGAGAGGCTTCGGCCTTGGCATAGCAACAGGCAATGGCCGGTCATTCCCGGAACCAGATCATAGGAGGGCGGATATGCCGGTCCTCTCCAATGCCAAACACGAACGGTTCGCCCAAGGCATCGCCAAGGGCTTGAGCCAGACCGACGCCTACACTGAGGCCGGCTACAGGGGCGACAGGACCGCAGCATCCCGCCTGTCAACAAACGTCAACATCTCGAAGCGCGTGGCGGAACTGCAGGGCAAGGCCGCCGTCCGCACCGAGATCACCGTCGCCAGCATCACGGAACGGCTTCTGGCGATCGCGTCTAAGGGCGAGGCATCGAAGGATGCCCCCCTGCTCGCTGTGGCCCGCGCAAGCCTGATGGACGCCGCCAAACTGAACGGCCTGGTGGTGGACAAGAGCCAAGCCGAACTGACTGGCGCTGAGGGCGCACCGCTGGGCGTGTCTGTCACCTTCCGTGACGCCTGACATCCAGATACCGGGGGCCTTCCGGTTCCTGTGGCAGGAAAAAGCGGACGACGGCCTTCCGGTTCGGTATCGCTGCGCCCACGGCGGCCGGGGCTCCGCCAAGTCCATGAGCTTCGCCCGCGCGCTGGTCATCAAGGCCGCCGCGAAGAAGCTGAAGGTGCTCTGTTTCCGTGAGGTCCAGAAGAGCGTCAGGGAGTCGGTGAAAGCCGAGATCGACCAGGCGATCATCGATTGCGGACTTGAGGGCTTCTACGACGTTCTGGAAACCGAGATCCGGGGACGCAACGGCTCCGAGTTCATCTTCACCGGCCTGCGGAAGTCGTCGGTCAGCAGCATCAAGTCGACCAAGGGCGTCAACATCGCCTGGGGCGACGAGGCCAACGCCATTTCGAAGAAGAGCTTCGAGCTGCTGGATCCGACCATCCGCGAGCCGGGGTCGGAGATTTGGCTGACGTGGAACCCCGAGGACGAGGCCGACCCCGTCGACAGCATCTTTCGCAATGACATCCTGCCGCCCGGCTCGATCGTGCGGGAGGTCAACTACGACGACAATCCGTGGTTCAAGGACACGCCGCTTCAGACCATCATGGAGTACGACCGGCGCCGCGATCCGGACAAGTACGACCACGTCTGGCGGGGCAAGTACCAGAAGAACAGCGAGCGCCGCGTCTTCAAGAACTGGAAGGTCGAAGAGTTCGACACGCCGCTGGATGCGGTGCTGCGGTTCGGTGTGGACTGGGGTTTCTCGGTCGATCCCACGGTCCTGGTCCGCATGTTCATCGGCCGCTGGCAGGACGGCAAGGCGATGTCAGACCCGACGGGCCGGGTCCTGTTCATCGACCACGAGGCCTACAAGGTCGGCTGCGAGATCGATGAAACGCCGTCCCTGTTCGCCGGGACCGACAAGGAAGACCCGCCGCGCTGGACGAACAGCCATAATCACCCCGGCATCCCGGGAGCCAAGAAGTGGCTGATCACGGCGGATAGCTCCAGGCCGGAAACGGTCAGCTACATGAAGCGCAAGGGCTTCCGGATCGCGCCGGCCATCAAGGGGCCGGGGTCCGTCGAGGACGGCATCGAGTTTCTGAAGACCTACGACATCGTCGTTCACCCGCGCTGCGTGGAGACGGCGCTGGAGTTCGGCGCCTACAGCTTCAAGGTGGACGAGAAGACAGGCGAAGTCCTGCCTCTGCTGGAGGACAAGGACAACCACGTGATCGACGCCTGCCGCTACGCCTGTGAGGCGGTGCGCCGCGCCAAGAAGCCGACCGTGCCGAACCGACCCAAGACACCGAGCGACTACCGCCGAAACGAACAGCCGGGAGGCAGCGAATGGATGGCGGCCTGATCGACACCAGCCTGGACACGTGGAAGCGTCTGTTCACCGAGGCCCGCGACATGACGCGGACGGCCCGGACGGAGGCCAAGAAGCACCGCCGCTACTACGACGGCAAGATCGATCCGGAACTTGGTCGCCGCCTTCGCGCTCGCAAGCAGCCCGACTTCGTCATCAACCGTGTCCGACCCGGCGTCGAGGGCATGGTCGGCGTCGTCGAGCGAGGCAAGACCGATCCGCGCGCCTATCCCCGGACCCCGCAGGACGAGGGGTCATCCGAGGTGGCGACGGATACGCTGCGCTACGTCACCGACCAGAACCGCTGGCATCAGAACAAGCTGAAGGCCTTCCGCAACATGCTGGTGGAGGGCGTCGCCGCCGCCATCATCGAGGTTGATGAGCGCCTTGAAGTCCGCATTCGCCGCGGCCGCTACGAGTCCTTCTTCTACGACCCATACAGCCGCGAGCCGGACTTCTCCGACGCCAGTTACATGGGTTTCGCGGAGTGGCAGTATCAGGACGACGTGGTCGCGCTCTGTCCGGAGAAGCGAGAAGTCATCCTGTCGGTCGTGGCCAGGGGCGACACCGGGGATTCACAATGGCCTGACCGGCCCGACGATCAGACCACCATGTGGGCCGATCCGCGCCGCAAGCGCCTGCTGGTCGTAGAGATGTACGCCAAGCGCGGCGGCACATGGATGAAGTGCGTATTCGTTGGGGATGCGACGTTGGAGGAAGGGCCCAGCCCCTATCTCGACGACGACAGTCAGCCGATGAACCCGATCGAGGCCATGTCGGCCTATGTGGACGACGACAACAACCGCTACGGCGTCGTTGCGGACATGGTCGGGCCGCAGGACGAGATCAACACCTACCGCCGCAAGGGCGCCCATCTGGCGACATTCCGGCAGCTGCAGGAAACGGACCCGTCATCGGCCGGCGCCGACCCAGAGGAAGCCCGCCGCGAGGCCAGTCGCGCTGACGGCGTGATCCCCTCGGGCTGGAACATCGTTCCGACCTCCGACAAGTTCAGCATGGACATGAACCTGCTCGCGGAGGCCAAGTCTGAGATCGAGCGTATCGGCCCCAACCCGGCGATCCTGGGGCGTCAGGGTGAGAACCAGTCGGGCCGGGCGGGTTTGGTCCGCCAGCAGGCCGGTTTGACCGAGCTGGCCCACCTATACGGCGGCCTGGAAGATTGGGAGCTTCGCGTCTTCCGCCAGGTTTGGTCGCGGGTGCGGCAGTTCTGGACCGAGCCGAAGTTCATCCGCGTGACCGACGACGAGAACGCGGTGAAGTTCATCCAGATCAACAAGCCAATTTACGGCGAGCCGGCCCCGGTGATCGACGAGCTGACCGGCCTGCCGAAATACGACCCCTTCACCCGTCAGATCGTCATGGCGCCGCAGTTCCTCGGGATGGAGAACGCCGTCGCCGAGATGGGCGTCGACATCATCGTGGATTCCACGCCCGACACCGCGAACATCCAGCAGGAGCAGTTCACCGAACTCGCCAAGCTGGCCGCGATCTATGGCCCGCAGGAAGTGCCGTTCGATGTGGTGCTGAAGGCGTCGAGTCTGCCGAAGAAGCGCGAGCTGACCGAGCAGCTTGAAGCCCGCAAGAAACAGGGCTCTGAGCCGCCGCCGCAGGTCGCCGCCGCCATGGAGCTGGAGATGGCCAGCAAGCAGGCCGAGATTGGCGAGACGCAGGCCAAGACCGAACAAGCCGCCGCCAATGCGCTGAAGACCTTCGCAGAGGCGCAGGCCACCGAAATGCAATCCGCCTGGATCAACCAGCCGGGTTACTGACCGCCTCCGGGTCTGACGGGAGACACGACCGCTCTTCGACATGAGCAACGGGCCGCCGCCGTAGCGGGCGCAACGTAAGCCGACGACACCGGCAAGGATCAACCATGAGCGACACTCCCGACTTCCTGTCGGACGAACCCTCGTCCGCGCCTGCCGTCACGCCTGAAGCCCCCGCCGCGCCGGAACCCGCGCCGCAGGAACAGCCCCAGGCCGCTGCACCGCCTGCCCCCGCCCCTGCTGCCCCGGCAGCGGAAGGCGACGAGCCGCCGGCGCCGCACCATGTGCCCCTCTCGACCTTCCTCGACATGCGCGACCGCCTCAATCAGGCCGAAGCGCGCGCCAAGGACTACGAAGAGCGTCAGCGCAAGGCAGAGCAGGAAGCGCTACGCCGCCAGGCGCCCGACCGGAACCAAGACCCCGACGCTTACGAGGACTTCCGGGCCGAGCAAATGGCGCAGGCCGTCACGGCGCAGAACTTCCGGTTCTCGAAGCGACTGGCTGAGGTCTCGCACGGAAAGGACGCGGTTCAGGCCGCGTACGACTGGGGCGTGAAGCGTTGCGATGAAGACCCGCTGTTCAACCAGCGTGTCGCCACATCGGAAGATCCCTTCGACTTCATCATCGCCGAGTGGAAGCGCGACAAGCTCGTCTCGCAGCTCAGCGACACCGATCTCGAGGCTTTCCAGCAGTGGAAGGCCCAGCAGGCCGGACAACCGCCCGCACCCGCCACACCTGCGGCCCCGGCCGCTCCCCCTCGCGCGCCTCGCCCTTCGCTGGCGGGCGCACCATCCGCTGGGCGGTCGTCTGTTCCCGAGGCACGGGACGGCGAAAGCACCTTCGAGCGGATGTTCGGTTCATAAGGAAAACCGATGGCTTACTCTGAAGTGCCTGCCGATCTGGAGCGCACAAAGTGGGATTCCAGCTACTGGCAGGAATACGTCAACATGTCGGGCTATGCGGCCTACATGTCGGCGTCTCCGAACGCCCTGATCCAGACCAACCGTGACCTGATCGACGGCGGCAAGGACATCGTTATGTCCCTAGTCGGCTCGCTCAAGGGCAAGGGCGTGGGCGCGGGCCTGTTGACCGGCGCTGAAGAGCGTCTGGGCTTCTACCCGTTCCGCACGCGTCCGGTCTGGCGCCGCAACGCCGTGGTCGTGAAGAAGTCGATGATCCAGAAGTCGGTCGTCGATATTCTGAAGGCCAACAAGGACAGCCTGAAAATCTGGTCGTCCGACGACATGCGCGACCGCATCACCGACGCCCTGTCGGTCGTGGCGTTCGACGATGCACGCTACGACGAGGACAACGGCGATCAAACCGGCGTCCCCTATGCCGAAGCCACCGCGACCCAGCGCAACAACTGGCTGACGGACAACGCCATCCGCGCGCTGTTCGGCAACTCGGAAGCCAATCTCGTCGCCGGCAACATGGCGTCGTCGCTGGCGAACGTCGACAACGTCAACGACAACTGGGGCGCCACGGTCATCTCCGTGGCCAAGGGCATGGCCCGCAAGCGCGACCGGGTCACCGGCCGCCGCGCGATCCGTCCCTATCGCTCCGACCGTGACGGTCGCGAGTGGTTCGTCCTGTTCGTCCCGACGCAGGCCTTCAACAAGATCAAGGCCGACCCGGACATCAAGGCGTTCAACAAGGACAGCATCGATCGCAGCGTCGAGTCCAACCCCTACTTCCAGGGCGGCGACCTGATCTGGGACGGTGTCATCATCCGCGAAATCACCGACTTGCCCGTCCTGGGCGCGGTCGGGACAGCGGGTGCGAACGTGGCGGCCGGCTATCTCTGCGGAGCTCAGGCTCTCGTGGTCGCTTGGGGTCAGGATCCCAAGTCCACGGAACGTAAGGACGACGACTACCAGTTCATCAAGGGCGTCGGCACGGAGGAGCTGCGCTCCATCGACAAGACGTTCTTCAAGGAGACGGGCGCCGTTGGCCCGGGCACGCAGCACGGCATCGTGACCGTGTTCGCCGCGTACTAAGGAGCACGCACCATGGCGAAAGCTTTCCCCACCCAGGCCGTGGGTTCTGGCAGCGCGCCTGCCAAGACCTCGACCGACTCCAACCAGCTGACCTACGCTGGCGGCCGCATCGCGGTCACCGCCGCGCAGCAGACGGTTGGCGCGCTCTTCGGGACCATTGTGGTTCCGAAGGGTGCTGAGATGGCCCGCGTCACCGTTTCCGCCCCCACGGGCGTGACGGTCGAAGTGGGCGACGCCGGCGACACCGACCGCCTGCTGGCCGCCACCGCCGCCGCCACGGCGCCCGTCTCGGGCATCGCGACGACCGGCTTCGGCTACCAGTATCCGGCCGAGACCCTGATCAGCGTTCGTATCGCTACGGCGACGGCGGCGGTGAACGGGACCATCGTCTACTCCGTCGAATACGTCAGCCAGTAAGGGAGGCCTGAAAATGACCACCCAAGCCCGCGTGATCGGCCCAGCTTCCGAGCTGGGTCATTTCGACACCCTCAACTTCTTCGGCAACGAGATCGGCCGCGAGTTCACCGATGTGACGCTCACGCCCGACCAACTGCGCAAGGCCGAGGGCAACCCCTACATCGAGATCAAGGGCGCCGACGACGCCCTGAGCGATGAGGAGCTGCGCAAGGCCAAGGAAGACGAAGCGGAAGCGGAGAAAATCCGCGCGCGCCTCGCCGAGCTGGATGTGACCGTTGACGGCCGCGTCTCGCTCAAGACCCTGCGCGGCAAGCTGGACGCGGCCGAAAAGGCCGAGGCCAAGCGCCTGGAAGACGAAGCGGAAGCGGCTCGCAAGGCCGCCGAAGGCTCCGAGGACTGATCCTGACCGCCCCCGGCTTCGGCTGGGGGCGTCTCTTCGGAGGCGACCATGACCATCCGTGAGATCATCGCAGCCGCCATGCGCCGCGGCAAAATCCTCGCATCCGGTGAGACCCCTTCTGCAGACGAAGAGCGAGACATCCTCGCGCGCCTGCAATCCCTCATTCTGGAACACCCTGGCCTGACTGGCGCGCGCTGGCGCGACGTTTACGCCGCCTCTTCCGCCACCATCACCGCTCGCGACGGCGACCGCATCACCGTCGGCGTCTTCACCCCCACGATCGTCAAGCCGACGGTCGAAACCTGGTGCATCACGCGCCGCAATATGCCGGCCCTCTCCCGCATCCATGTGCTGGATGGGACCGACGCCGGCCTGTTCCTGTTCTCGACCGAATGGCGGCGCGCCGATGCGCTAACGCTGGATGATCTGAACCCTTTTGGCTCCGACACCGACAACGGCCTGGTCGCACAGCTCGCCGTCACCATCGCCGATGATTTCGGCGGGGAGATCGGCGCCAAGACCGTTCTAGAGGCCCAGCGCTCCGAGCGCACCATCCGGAGCCGGCTTTATCGCGACCGCGACTGCCGTCGCGAGCTGCCCTGCGACTACATCTGAGGATTGACCGATGGCCGCTATTCCCGCTTCGCCCAACTATTCCGGCCGTCCGACGGCTGTGGTGATCGTCAACGATGACGCGAACCCGTTCGCCGCCGATGGCGCGTCCAAGCTCACCCTGGCAAACAACGCCTCCATGGCGACCGGGGCCTCGCTGCCAGCAAATGGCGTCCTGATCCCCAAGGGCGGCAACTATCGCTGGCAAGTGATCGCCGGATCGTTTGGCGGCGGCACGCTCTCCCTCCAAGCTCTGGCGCCCGACGGCACGACCTGGATTCCCTTCGATCCCGTCGCGTCGCTGACCGCAAATGGCGGGCTGAACGTCGGCATTCCCGACGGGTCCACGGTTCGCATGAATATGGCAGGCGGCACGGGCGCCACCAACCTCTACGCCACCCTCGCCCGCGTCACGAGCTGATCCATGACCGGGTTCGCCATCCCGCCCGAGCCGGACTTCACGTCTTACAGCACGACGGCGCAGATGGTTGCGGCGATCCAGGCTGCGACGGCGACGGTCCCCCGGTTCGTGAGTGACCCCATCGCGGCGCCGCTGACCATCGACACACTGCACGCCGACTATCCGCCGAACGCCACCCAGCGCGGCAAATACGCTCGTGTGACCGACTACGCTGGCACCATCGACCGAGTCCTGCGCTGCGACTTCGACAGCCTGTCGGGCCTGTATTTTTGGGGGCCGTCCGGCTCCGACCAGTCGTTCCGTTCAATGGCTCTGACCGGCGACATGACACTGGCGCCGCTGAAATCGCCGGCCATCGTGCAGTTGACCGGCTCTGTTCCGACGCTGACCACGCGGACCGTCAACCTGACGACAACCTACGGCCGGCCGGGAGACGTGAAGACGATCAAGGCGGGTCTGTCGTCCCTGCTCGGCACGCTGAACCTAGCCGGAACCGGCCTCGGATCGGTCGTCAGCCTGGCGCTGGGGGCGACCGCGACCTTTGGCTGCGAATGGGACAGTGGCACGTCGGCACTCCGCTGGGTCCGGCTGACCTAGACCATGCAGCTTCCCTTCGGCCTGTCAGCCTATTCCCGCGCGAATGGGCGGCTCCCGCCTGTCCGGCTTGTGAACCTCTACCACGAGCAGGTCCCGACCTCGACGACCGGCGCCGTTCTTCTGCCCCGCCCCGGCCTCCAGCTTGAATACGATTTGGGCGCGCCGATCCGGGGCCTTCGACGTGATGACGGCGTCTTTAGCGGCGACCTTTTTGCTGTCGCCGGGAACAAGCTTTTCCGCGGGGAAGACCTTGTCGGATTAATCGAAGATGATACCTTCTCTGTCGAATGGGCCTACACGGTCGATGGCCTGTGGGTCGCCTCGGGTGGCATCGTCTATCAGTACGACGGCACGACCCTAACTCCCACAGCCTTTCCCGATAGCGCGCCGGTCGTCTCGATCTGCGACATCGACAACTTCCTGTTCGCAGTGCGGCAGGACACAGGCACGGTGTATTTCCGCGTGCCCGGCGACACGACGTGGAACGCGCTGGACTTCTTCTCGGCCGAGCGGGAGCCCGACCCGGCCATCGCCGTCCGCGCCCTGGCGGACGCGCTCTACGTGTTCGGCACCTCCTCGATCGAGGCATTCGGAATCACCGGCAATGTGGACGAGCCGGCTGTTCGCATCGAGGGTCTGGCGATCTCGCGCGGCTGCAAGGACCGCGACAGCATCTCGAAGCTGGATAACACCCTGTTCTTCACGGGTGAGGACAACATTGACTACCGCATCGACGGCGTGCCGCAGCGAATCTCCGATCACGGCATCGAAGAGCGGATCGAAGCCTCGGACATCGTCCAGGCCTTTTCCTACGCGCTCTCGGGCCACACGTTCCGGGTGATCCGCCTGGATAGCGAAGTGCTCGGCTATGACGTGGCGACGGGCCAGTGGCATCAACTGGATTGGCCAGTCGTTTCCGGCATCTACGACGGCAAGCGGACATACGTTTCGGCCGGCACCGCCATTCACACATTGCGGGACCGCCCCGACGACAACGGCGAGACCTTCGAGCGCATCTTCACCGCTGTGGCAGCGACCGAAACCGTGGGGTCGTGCGACGCCATCGAGGTCACCCTTTCGCCCGGCACATCACCAATCGGCAGCGAGCCGGCAATCCTGCAAATGCGCTGGTCAGACGATCAATCGCGGACATGGTCGGATTGGAAAGAGGCCGTCACGGGGTTTGGGGGGCAGTATCGCAAACGGGTTCGTTTCCGCCGTCTCGGCATGATCGACGCGCCGGGACGCGTGTTCGAGTTCCGCATGACAGACCCGGTTGAGATCCGGTTCTCCGGGGTCGAGATGAACCCAGCTGGCGGGGGCCGGTCGCGTGGCTGACGCGTTCAAGCTACCGCGCGTCCGTGCGACGGACTCCATCACAGATGCCAGCGGCAAGGCGTCCAATGCCTTCGTCCGCTTCTGGGACACGGTGATGAAAACCATTGAGCGTCAGGAAAACGCTCAAGGCCTGGCGCTTGAAGCCATCCAGGCCGTTCAAGCCGAACAAGCCGCCCAGCTCGACCTCATCCTGGCGGCGCAATCCACAGCAAACGCGGCGCTCGCCCTCGCGGAGGATAACTCGGGATCGCGGGCGATCGAACTGACCTCGCTTGCTGGCGGTCCCGCTACAAGAACCGTCTCGAATGTGCCGGGAACGCCATATCTCGACCTCAATGTCGCAACGTCTGGCGGCACGCTGGACGCGGACGCCTCGTTCTTCGGGACGGCGACGTTCGCCGAAAGCGACGGAGTGACTACCAACATCTTGGCCACGATTCCGGTTGTGGTCGCGTCATCTGGGTTGTCACTACCTGGTCCAGCCTGGGAGGCCGAAGGAAGCGGACCGATCAGTTTCTCTGGGTTCGGCGCTCTCTCGGGCGGCGTGACCTACTCAGTGACCATCGCCCGCGACAGCGGCTCCAGCTTCGTCGCCGGCGCCGTCACCTCGGGCATCCTCATGATCACGCCGGGCGTGGCATGATCGCGACCGAGGCGGACATCCCGCTGATCCTTGATCTATGCCGAGAGGCGCACGTGGGGTCGGTCTGGGAAGACGTCGGGGCAGAGTTTGATCCGGTCGACACTGAGGCGTCGATCCGGGCTCTGATGGATAACCCCGACGCCCTGGTCCTCGTGTGCGACCGGGGCACGCTCTGGCTGGCGCGTTTTCCGCTCTGGTTCAACCACGCCGAGACGATCACTCGCGAGGTCTTCTACTACGCCACCAAGGGCGGCGATGCGCTGCGGCGCGAGGGCGAGCGATGGGCTGGCGCGGGCCTCACTGTGCTGAGCCGCCACGACCGGACGGACCCCCGTCTCGACACCTACTATCGGCGGGCCGGCTATCAGCCCATCGAGCACGACTTCATCCGGAGGGCCTGATGGGCGGAATCCTCGACATCTTCGGCGCGTCCAAGACCGCCAAGGCCCAGAAGCAGGCGGCCGATAAGTCGGCGGCTGCGTCGCAATACGCCACCGATCAGTCGATGGCGCTTCAGCGCGAGCAGTTCAATCGCATCTGGGAGGCCACAGCCCCCAGCCGAAAACTGGGCGACACGGCGACGGGCCAGCTTCAGGGCCTGGCGGACGGCACGATCGACCCGACCAAATGGCTAGAAGCCAATCCCGGCTATCAGACGAACCTTCAGGCTGGTCAGCGACAGATCAACGCCTCGGCGGCGGCGAAGGGCGGCCTGCTCTCGGGCGACGCGGCGAAGGCCGGTCTCAAGTTTGGCGCCGACTATGCGACGGGCGTCTACAATCAAGAGCGCAACGCCCTGCTGGCCATGGCCGGGCTAGGGCAAACGGCGGTCAACACCGGCGCCCAGACAGGCCAGGCCACCGCCAACGCCAGCCAGAACGCGCTGCAACAGAACGCCCAGAACCTCGCCTCCTCCTATGGCCAGAAGGCCGATGCCACGGCCGGTTTGTGGGGCACGATCACCGGCACCTTCGGCAACAATGCGCTGGCGAAATACGCCAAGGTCTTCGCGGGGGGCTTCTGATGTCGGCTTTCGACACCTATCGCCAGATGCGCGACAGCACGCTTCAGAACAACCGGCTGGCCGAGCAAGACCTGATCCGCGAGCAGGATCGCAACGCCCTGCGCATGGCCGGAACGCAATACGCAACCGGCGACGCCACCGGCGCCCGCAATGCGCTGCTGTCGAACGGCATGATCGACGAAGGCCTGCAACTCGGCCGCTATGACCAGCAGGCGTCCCGTCAGGCCATACAGGACGCCCAGGCCCAGCGGGATCGGCATTTCGCGACTTTGGTCGCCGGCGCCCAAGGCCTTCGCCGTCTGCCGGCCGAGCAGCGCTGGCAGGCCTATCAAAGCCGCGTTCTGCCGATCCTTCAGCAGGACGGCGTGGATCAGTCGGTGCTTTCCATGATCACCCCGGAAAGCCTGGGCGACGTAGATCTGGATAGCCTGATTACGGCGGCCGGCGGCGAAGTCGAGCAGCCGCGCTATCTGCAGGGTCAGCGTGGCGCGCTGGACCGGATCGATCCGTACAGCGGCGCGCTGACCAGCGTGCGTCAGGCCGCCCGAGAGGATGCCCCGAACGGCTATCGATGGACGGCTGACGGCGCGCTTGAGCCGATCGCAGGTGGCCCGGCTGACCCGCGCACCGCTGGCGCTCTTGCCGCCTCGCGCCGCGCGCCGAAAACCGGACGCTCGGGCGGCCGCTCGTCCTCGGGTCCGGCCCGTTCATCCTCGCCAGCCACCCCGGCTGGTCGTCCTTGGGAGCGCAGCTGGTAATGGCGGGTCCGACGCAAGGAGAGGTCTATGACGGCTATCGCTTCCTCGGGGGCGATCCAAAGGACCAGAACAACTGGGAGCAGGCCGCGCCCGTCGCTGCGCCGGAATACGGCAACGGCGCCCAGAAGCTCCCGAATGGCGACATCGTCCGTTATGGGCCTCGTGGCGGTCTGACGGTTCTTCAGCAGGGGGGCGGCGATGGCGTAGGCAAGCTGACCGAAGGCCAGGGCAAGTCGATACAATACGGCCTGATGATGCGCGGCGCTGAGGAAGACTATCAGCGCGCCCGGCAGGAAGGCTACGATCCCGCCAGCCTGCGCAATCAGGCGGCAGCGGTTGCGGGTCTGATCCCGTTCGACGGCGATTATTTCGGCCGGCTGATCCGCGATGACGTGTCGGACCGTGGACGCCAGGCTGAACTGCGATGGGCGGAAGGCAATCTCCGTCAGTTGACCGGCGCCGCCGCCACCAACCCGGAAATCGCCCGCGTCGCCGCGATCAACTTCGACCGGGGCAACGATCAGCTGTCAGACCAGCGCTATCGCACGCGTTCCGAGACCTACAAGGGAACGCGCTTCGCCGCTGGCCCTGGAGCTTCGGCGCTCGGCGACTATCCAGATGCGCCAGGCCACCTCGCGGTGGATGAAAAAACCGGCCTCCCCGATTACGCCGGCATCGCCTCGACCGTTCAAGGCGTAGAAGGCGGCTATGACGTCGGCCCCGACGGCAGGCCCGTCGCCCCTGCTCCACAGGCCCCCACACCCGGATCGTCGCCAGAAACGGCGATCGACATCGAAAGCGGCATCTCGCCCGACGAAATCCTCGCTCTACTCCAGAATGGCGGCTGGGTCCGTCGCGGCGACGGCGAGCCTTTCGAGGCCACCGCCAGCCGGGGAACGCCCGAGCAGGGCGCGCAATCCCTGCGGCCGGGCCTGAACCTCAATCCAGAGCGGTCGGCCGATCATTTGGTGCAGGACTATCGCACCAATCAGGGCGACGGCCTTGGGCGCAAAGCCAACGCTTTTGGTCGTGGTGCGCTCGACACTCTGACTTTCGGCCTGTCTGATGAGCTGGCGGCCGGCATCAATACCGTACTGCCTGCGCCATCGGCGGCCGGAACCCGGACGGGCTGGGATGGCTCGTGGGGCGACGCCTATCGCCACAACGTCGACTTGGAGCGCGGCCTCGCCAAGGCGGACTCGCAGGATGTGCCTGTCAGCCGTGGCGCTGGACAAGTCGCCGGGGCGCTGGTCCCGGCCGGCGCGGTCGTGCGCGGCGCGGGTTTGGGCGGCCGCGCACTGGCCACGGCGCCGAATGCCCTTCGCGCTGCGGCGGCAGGCGGCGCCTATGGCGGAGCTTACGGTTTTGGCTCGGCGGAAGGCAATGCGCTCCAGCGGGTGCCTGCGGCTGCTGTCGGAGGCGGCGTGGGCGCAGTCACTGGCGCAGTCGGCGCTCCAGTCGCAGGATTCATCGGCCGCCGCGTCGCTGCGCCCGTCGGCAACGCTCTGCAAGCGGGCAACCGCTTCATCGGGCGGCGGGTTGGTCGGGCCGGCGAAGCCCTGAACGTGCCCGGCGCCGCCGCTCTGACCGAGCGCGCCCAGCCCAACGCCCTGCGATCGGGGCTGAACCGTTTCGCAGACCGGATGGGTCCGCAGCGGGTCAACGCCTTGTCCGGCCGCGTGGATGAGCAGATGGGCCTTGGCATCGACGCCACCGCCGTCGACGCGCTGGACGACGCCAGCCTGGGCCGCGTTCGCGCACTGGCCACCCGCGACACCCCGGCCCGCGATCAGGCCGTTCGGTTCGCCGAGGGTCGCCGGGAACGCCTGCCCTCGCGTGTCCGCCGCATCGCCAGCGAGGAAGTTTCGGCTGACGCCCGTCCGACGCAGGCCGTCATGGACGAACTGTCCAGCACGCGCCGCTCAAATGCCGGCGCCATCAACGACTTCGGCGGCGACATGGTCGCGCTGGACGACAACGCCATCCAGGCGCTCCGCAGCGACTTGGCGCAGGGCGCCGTGCAGGCCGCCATCCGCCGCGCTCAGGGCTCCATCGACCCGGCCGAGCGTGATGCCGCCAACCGCCTCGCCGCCTTGGCGGACACGGTGCGGGACAACCCCGGCGGCGCCCGGCTGACGGTGCGCGAGGTGCAGGACATTTCCGCAGCCCTGCGCAACGCCGCCGACGGCGCGTTCCGCTCCAATGCTCCGGCTGACGGCCCGGTCCTCGCCAATCTCGGCAAGGCCGTCCGCGACGCTGGCCGCAACAGCTCTGAAGGCTATCGGAAGTGGCTGGGGCAATATGCGGACGATAGCGACCTGCTGGAGGCAGCAACGACCGGCCGGAACTTCGTCTCGGTCAGCGCCGACCCCGTCAGTGCCCGTTCGACTGATGCTTTCGAGGGCCGCGCCGCCGGCGCCACGCCCGGCGAGCTAACCGTCCAGCGCCAGGCGGCGGGCCAGGCCATGCAGGCGGCTGGATCCAACCCGACCACGGCGCGCAGCGTGCTGACCAATTTGGCCTATGACGACGACCAATATCGCCGGGCCGCGTCGATCGGTCTGGATGCCGACCGCCTCAAGGCCCGCGCAGGCGCAGAACTGCGCTCGGTTACGCAGGCTCAACGCGCCAGCCCGCGCGTCGGCTCGGAAACCAGCACCAATGCGCAGGACGCGGGTGGCGCGGCCGGACTGTCCATCGGCGATCTGGCCAACCCGATCCGTGCGGCGGCAGGCGTGGCGCTGAACCGCATCCGCTCACGCGGCTTCAACGACCAAGAAGCTCAGGCCATCGTCGAGGCGGTCATTGATCCAGCCCGGACGCAAGAAGTGATCGGCTTCCTGGCTCAGCGGATGACGAAGCGCGAAGCCCGAAACCTTCAGCGGGTCATCCGCAAACAGGTCACCACAGGCCTTCTGTCAGGCCAACAACCGTCAGCATAAAGACCCAGAGCCAGAACGCGGGCCGACGCGCGAGCCACCCGGCCGCGCGCCTCCATAGGCTTGCCGTCGGCTTTGGACTGACCGGACCTCCGCTCTCGGAGACGAACCGGAACTCCCCCTCGATCACCTTCATGGGTCGATCTCTACCACAGAATCTGTGAGGTCCACATGGCCGCTGGCTTGCTCGCCATCAGCGCTTACACGCCTGCGCGCGACCGGCAGGGACGCCTTGTCCCCGGTGCGCGAATGGACGTGTTCCAGAACCGCACCACGACGCGCGCGACGGTCTACGCCGACGCGGCACTTACAACGCCTCTGACCAACCCAGTGGTAGCCAATGCCTCAGGCCAGTTTCCGGCCGTCTGGGCGGACGGGGGCGCGCCAGACACACCTCTCCTCTACAGCTTGGCCTATTCGGCGTCTGACGGGAGCAGCATCGGCAACCCCGCAACATTCGACGACATTCAGCCCAGCGTGTCGCTCGATCTGATCAGCGGCGAGACCAAAGCAAACCTGGACGGAGGCAACGTCGAACCGGCCCCGTTCCGGGATGCCCTCGACCTCGGCCAAGCCGCCACACGCGATGTTGGAACCATCGCCGGGACCGTCGCGGCCGGCGACGACCTCCGGATCACCACGGCGGTCACCAACGTGTTCCGCTACATTCCCGTCAACCTCTGGGGCGGCATTTTCGCAGGAACCAACACGACTGACCTGGCGCCCTACTTCCAGCAGGCGATCAACGGCAACAGCGTGGAAATCTTCATTCCCGGCTGGACCTTCCTGCTCAACTCCACGATCAACATCGAGCGGCCGATCGTTCTGCGCGGAGCGGGCAAGTCGTTCACACTGCTGAAGACGACCGCCAACATACGCGTCTTCAATATCGAGAGCATCACCACGTACGGGATGCGGTTCCAGGATCTGACGATCTGGGGGAACGGCGGCATCAGCGGCAGCTCAACAGCGGTCTATATCGGCTCCGAGCCGGAGCTTACGGCACACGCCAGGTTCGATAACGTCCGTTTTCTGTCCCACGAATGGGGCATCAACGGCCTCGGAACATATGGCCTCTTCGACAGCCAGTTCGACAACTGCGATTGGTTCGACTGCTACCGGGGAATGCGCCACGCCGGCTCGCAGATCACGTTCAACGGCTGTTATTGGCGCAACTGCACATGGGGTCTGCTGTGCGACAATCTGGGTGCCGGCCTGTCAATCTCTGGCGGCACGTTCAATGGTTGCACATGGGTCGGCAACACCTACGATTTCGTATTCAACAACAACACCGTGCGTCAGATGACGTTCATGGGCTGCTGGTTTGAGCAGACGAAAACGATTTCGTTCGGCAAGGTCGTGACCGGCGAGATGTTCTTCCAGGGGATGTCCTTCCTGAACTGTCTGTTCCAGCCAGCCAGCACGGCTGTTGAGAACGGCGTGATCCAGTCGAGTGATTGGAAGGGCATCCTGAGCTTCAGGGATTGCAAAGGGTACACCGACCTTTACACCTCGACATCCTTCCCAGACCCGGCGACGGCCGACAGCAACAGCTTTGTGACGCGCCAGAACTGCTACACAATCAACGCGGCCGGGACGATCACTAAGCTTGCAGCATAGGCCGCCGCAGCAAGACCATCGAGAAGCCACTTCCGGCGCACAGGTCTAGTAGGAGCTTGCCCGTGGCGCCGGTCCCGACCGACCGCTCTATGGCTTCGGTTGTCTGGACCGGCCCGACGGCCTCCCGGAGCATCTTGCGGAACACCTCATTGTAGTGCTGCGAGAACAGGTCGGCGAATGCCCGAGACTGCACGCTGTCGTGCTCCTGGAGAGCAGACTGAAGCTCGGGCCACTGCCGGCAGTTGACGACGTTGGATGCCTCAAGGAACGGCCGCAACAACCACGGATACGCTTCTTCGACGACAAAAAACCTCGACGCTCGCTCGACGAGGCAGTCCAGCGTTTCAACCCCGACGTGACCATCGATCCAGACGTATTTACGAACCTCATCAAAGGGGTCTGCTGCGTTGGACGGAAGGTAAGGCACATCAGCCGTCTCGACGCCATGTAGGTGAGCGCCGCCCGGTGCGGTCACGCGAAACATTTCCGCGAACGCTACGTCCTTGGATCGAAACTCGACGTGCCCCATCACGTCCATGCTGAACACGAAGTCAAATGCGGCGTCGGGAAATGGCATTGACGTCACGAAATCACAGACCTGAGCGTCGTCGTAACCGCCTGATATAGCATCTGCGATGCACGCCTCGCTCATATCCGCGCCGGTCAGGTGTATCTGGTCGCCAAAGCGATGCTTCAACCATCGGCCGTAAATGCCGGACCCACAGCCCACATCAAGGCAGCGAACGCGCTCTGCGGTTTTCAACAGGTCAGCCAGCGCGCGTTCCAAGGTCTTGAACTTGTCAAAGCCCAAACCTTGCTCGACCCCCGGCGTGATCGCCGCAGGATTCCAGGCTGAGCCGTAGCTGAATTTGGTCGCATAGAAGGCCGCTGGATCGATGCCGAACGCCTCGTAGGTCACGTCGTCTTTGCATGAGAAAGGCATGGCGTGACCCTGAATTAGGGCTTGCTCAGCGTCAAGATTGAGAAAACCTCGATCGGGGGTTGGATCGAAGTCCTCAGTCAGGCTCGCCGTCGCTGTCCTTGTCGATGGAGCGTGAAGAGCCCGTCCAGTTCTCGACAACGTTCGAGATTGCGAAGAGCACGCCCGCGAAGAGTATCGCGCCGATGATAAGCCAGACGAGGTTCATGGTGCGGAAGCGCCTGATGGATCCGCTCGGTTCCCACAAGCCGCCCAACGGCTGTTCCACCACGGCCTGACTATCGGAGGGGCGGATGATCGACCCACGCGAACTGCCCGCGTTCTGGGGCCTGTGCGGCGGTTTGCTGTCGGGGGCTGTGGGGCTGGTGACAGCCTATTCCGCAAAGGCGGGCAATCCCGTCGCCCAGCGGAAGGCATGGCTGCATCTGGGTCTTGGCATCGTCGCAGGTCCTATCGTCGCCGAGGCCCTGACCCACGGCGTGATCCTCGCTGTCGTGCCGGTCCTTGATATGCGCGGCGTCGCCCTGGCGCTGGGATGGATGGTCGCCAATGACCCGCGAGCCCTTTTCGACACCCTGACCCGCGTGGTGCGGGCCGTCTTCAACCAGGAGCCTCAGCGATGAACGCTCACGTGCTGATGGTGCTCTACACGGGCATCACCTTCGTCTCGGCCGGCGCATGCCTGTTGGAAATCTGCCGGCTTCTCGGCAAGACCTACGAGACGAAGGCTTCGGCCTCCATGCGCTGGCGCGGCGTCCACTTCATCGGTGCTGCGATCCTGTTCGTCTACGGCTGCATGGTGCTGTTCCCCGGCCGCGCGTTGCAGGTGCAGCATATGAGCATCGGCCTGCCATTGGTCGGCACGGTGATCATCGTCGCCGCCCTGGCCTATCTCGACCATGTCATGGGTGAGCGCGAGCCGCCGCCCTGGAGCCATCAGTTCATCCAGCTTCTGGTGCTGTTGGGGATAGACGGTCTGTCCCGCCGCGCCGCCTTCATGCTCCCGCCCGCCGCGACCGATGATGGTCCGCCGCCCGAGGACAACGGGAAACGTGGTCTCCGGTTGTTGGTCCTGACTGGCGCCATCGCCGTCATTGCCAGTGTCGCCGGTTTTATCCTGACCAACAGCGCCGCCGCTTAGCGGCCCGGCCGATGATGTCCTCGCCCAGCCGGGCCGCCTGACGCAGTTCGGGCACGAGCCGCGACGGATTCGCCTTAGCCGCGAAATCTCAACCCCACAATCTGGAGACTGACCATGGGCCTGATACCGGCTGACAGGTTCCGCACGTTTGCGCCCAAGGCGACTCCGGGCACGCGCGAGGCGCTGGAGGCGGCTGCGGCTGCGCAGGGCTTCTCCGGTCTGGTCCTGGCCCACTGGCTGGGTCAGATGTTCGTCGAAAGCGCCGGCTTCACCACTCGCGAAGAGAACCTGAACTATTCGGTCGACGGCCTGCTGAAGATGTTCGGCCGGCACCGGATCAGCGAGGCCGACGCCCGCAAGTTCGGCCGCGCGCCCGGTCGGCCGGCCCATCAGAACGCGATCGCCAACATCATTTACGGCGGCGAGTGGGGCCGGAAGAACTTGGGCAACACGGAGCCCGGCGACGGCTGGCGGTTCAGGGGTGGCGGCGAGAAGCAAATCACCGGCCGGGCCAACTATCGCGAGGCCGGGCATGAGCATGATCCTGACACCTTGCGAACTGACCCGGTCGCGTCCGCCAAAGCCGCCGCCAACTTCTTCGTCAAGCACGGCTGCATCGCTCCCGCGCTGCGAGATGACGTAAAAGGCGTGACGCTGAAGGTCAATGGCGGGCTCAATGGTCTGGACGCACGGATCGCCGCGACCGCTGCCGCCAAGAAGGCCGTCGGGCTGTGACTCCCCTCGCCTTCCTCCGCTCCATCCCGCGCCTGCTCAGCCCGACCGGCTGGCTGATCGTCGCCATCATCGCCGCCTTCGTCCTGACCGGCGCCTATTGCTCCCACAGAGGCGCCCAGGGCGAACGCGACCGTCAGGCGGCCCAGACAGAGAAGACAGAGGCAAAGGCGTCCAGCGCGCGGGAAACCGCTGCCGGCGAGGCCGCTGTCGAAACCCTTATCATCAACGCCCGCGAAAAGGATCTCTCCGATGCGGTCAACTCGCTCCCTGATGCTGTCCCTAGCGCTCGCCGCGTCCGCCTCGCTTGCGAGCGGTTGCGCCACCAAGGCACCGCAGAGCGCCTTCTACCCGAGCCCTGCCGATCTGCAGGTTGAGCCGAAGCCGGTCCTGGCGCCAGAGGCGATCTATTCGGAGGCTGCGCTCGACGCCTATGACATTGCGATCGAGGCGCGCGGTGACCGGCTGGCGGCCCAAGTCGGGCGGCTGTGCCGGTTCTTCGACACGATGGGGATGCGAGGGCTGGATTGTCCGCCGCCGCCGCGACCGGGTTAGGAGGGTCGCATGGCTAACACAAGCGTCTAAGCGTCGAGCCTTAGCTCCGCTGTCGAGGCCGTCATCCTTCGGGGTGGCGGCCTTTCTTCGTTTCGGAGGTAATCACGTCCGCATGAACTCGAATTAACGGGCGACGCCATCCTCTGCAGCTTATGGAAACGGCGTTTCCCCTCCAAGGAACACGGTGGCTCGGTGCATACCCCCCCTTTGTCCCGAAGGGTGCCGAGCCACCACCCATACCCACCCCAAGCCGGGCAAAGCTCAGTCCGCTGGCGGCCATCGCCAGAACTCTTTCAGTTGCCCGCCCGTCCCCTGATGTCCGGATATTACGATCTGCGGCCGCCGATTGCCGCATCTCTTGCAGACCATCTTCGCGCGCATGTCGCGCAGAGGCGTGAAACGCTGCGCCTGGGGCAGATTCGCCCACGCCGGAATGACGCGGCTGCCGCACTGGCAGACCAACGCGCACTGATCGCCCCTTCGGATGTCGTCGGGCGTCGTGTCGTCTCGATAGTGCGTCATCGCGCCTGGAAGCGGCCGAGCCCCAGCACCATCGCCTGCCGCACAAGCCGGTCGTTCTCTTCCTTCGACACGTAGGCGACGTTCGACCCGGGCCCCGGCGTCGCCGGCAGGCTGGGATGCGGCGCCGGGTTGCGCACGACGCGAGCGGCAAGCTCGGCATCCAGGCGCATCAGTTCTTCGGTTGATAGGGGCTGGCCCATGATGTCCTCCATCGCGCCACCGACGGGCTGGGACATAGCTCAGTGAGAACGGATGCGGAACAGACTGTGCCGCCACTGTGCCGCGATAGATGCGGCGTTCCTCGGATGTTCGCGGATTGATGCGGGTCAGCCGTCAGACCGACCCGCCTCAAACACCCGTAAACCCTTGGTGCGGATGAGAGGACTCGAACCTCCACGCCTCTCGGCGCTGGAACCTAAATCCAGTGCGTCTACCAGTTCCGCCACATCCGCATCGGGTAGGCGGTCGCGTCTAGAGGGTGACGCCGCTCAGGGCAAGACC